GCGGCCTTGTTGGTAAGCTGGGTGGGTTTGGCACAGCCCCCACTGGCGGCTCTATGTATAGCCTTGCTTCTGGGTATCCCTCTAGCAACCTCGGTTTCAGGTTCTGACAATGGAAAACAACAACCCCTACGGTGTCCTTTTTGGACCCTCTGCCTTTGCAGGCAGGCGCTATCTTTCCCCTGAGGAACTTGCCCGTCTTCGTCGCGCTGGCTATGCCACCGAAGATGCCGTTAGAATGTCCGCAGGCTCTAGTTATGACCCTGGACTTGCCGCTGGTGGTGGCCGTGGTTTCGTAAACCCTGCACGGGTTGACCCTACAGCCCCGGCACCTACTGTCAGTACGGCAGGCGCTGGTCGGGGTGTGGTTAATCCTGCTCCCGTCAACCCTGAACTGCCTCCTCCGGTGTTCGTGCCTAACCTTCCTGTCCCTCAGGGTCCTATGGATGGTAACGCTGCCCCTGCTGCCGCCCCTGCAAGCCCTCTGGCTACTGCAATGGGCGACACTGCGGCTCTGGCCCCCGGCATCCTTAACCAACCTCCTGTTGACCCCCGTGCTGCTCTCTATGACGGCATGATTCAAGCTGGCGCTGGTATCCTTGCCAACACTGATAACCCTGCCAAGGCGTTCTCTGCTGGCCTGACCGGCTTTAACAAGGGATACGATGATCGGGTGGCTTCGGAGAAAGCCAAGCAGGCAGTGAAGGTGACTCCTCTGGCTAATGGCGCTGCTGCCCTGGTGCAGTACGGTGATGGCCGTGTTGAGGTAAAACCCATCAAAGAGGTTCAGGACTTCATGCTGGCTAAGGAGCGTTTGGATCAGCAACCGCAGATGCAGAAACTTGCTGATGAAAAGGCTCAGAAAGCTCGCGCACTCACTCAGAACTACCGTGGCATCATCGACAGCACCAATGGTCTGACTCGGGCGCTTACGGAAGCCAAAGGCCAGATTGGTACGTTTAGTGCCGGTCCTATTGGTCAGGCTACTTCTTGGATTGGCGGCACCCCGGCTGCTGCTCTTGAGTCTACGCTGAAGACCATCAAAGCTAACCTCGGTTTCAACCAACTCCAGCAGATGCGCGACTCTTCTCCGACTGGTGGCGCACTTGGACAAGTTGCTGTGCAGGAGCTTGAGTTCTTGCAGTCTGTCGAAGCCAATCTCGATCAGAAGAACGGCCCCACTGAGCTTGCTAAGAATATCCAAGAAGTTCAGAACCGACTGGCTAGCCGCACTCAACGTCTTCGCCAAGCCTATCAGGAAGATGTCCGCCGTGGTCTCATCCCGGCAGGCGCTATCCCTGAACTGGAAGGTGTGGGCGCTGCTCCTGCTTCTCCTGGCGCAGGCTCTTCGCTGGTGCCCCAGCAGTTCCAACAGTACATGCGTTAAAGGTATTTAATGGACTTCAGACAATATCTTCGTGACAGGGCTACGGCCCTTGGGTTGGACCCCAACATTGCCGAAGCAACCATGATGCAAGAGTCTGGGGGCCGTGTGAATGCCGTATCTCCGAAGGGTGCCTACGGTCTCATGCAAGTCATGGATGGTGCCGTTAAGGACGTAGGCGGGGGTTTCGATCCCAAAGTCCCTCAGGATAACATCGAAATTGGACTTCGCTATCTCAAGCAGATGAAGGACCGCTTCGGTAATTACGAGGGCGCTCTTGCAGCCTACAACGGTGGTCCTAGTCGTTTCGACAAGGTTGGCAGGGACATCTCTGCCATGCCTCAAGAGACTCGTAACTACGTCCCATCTATTATGGCTCGGGCGCAGCGGTCTTCTCAGGCTGCTTCTCCGGTAGGACAGCCTCAACCTGAACAGCCTGCTCCAGAGCAGCAGCCAGTTTCTCAACAGCAGTACACTGCAAGCGATGGTCCTAGTTTTGACGATTTTATTCGCGGCATGGAGAATGCAAAGGCGGCGGGTGATGAGTCGGCGGTTGACTACTTTAAGGGGCAACTAAAACCTAAAGTTGAGACGGCGCTGATGAAGGCCCGTAGCGCAGGGGATACACAAGCGTCTGAGTTCTTTAGAAAACAGCGCGAGACCCTTGGTGTTGGTCCTTCTCTCTCTGACATCGGAGCCAAACTCTACAAGCAACTTAGCGGTGGTAAGGAGTTCAAAGGAACCCCTGAGCAGGCCGCAGAGTACGCCAAGAACTTCCAAGCTAATCAGAATAATAGTGTTGCCCTTGGCTCCACTGTCGCTGAACTTCTTGGTGGCAAGTGGAGTGACGAGGCTGCTGTTGCTTATCTTGACCTTCAAGACCTCTATCCTCAGAAAGTTGACCTCAGCGAACGTTTCCTCAGAGCAATTGTCCCGACTATCGTAGACCCCATCAACGTCCTCCCAGGTTTGGGTAAGGTTGGTCAGGGCGCGGTCAAGATGGGAACTAAGGAAATCATCGAAAAGGCTGTTTCGCAAAACGTTCTGAAGCGTGTGGCTACTGGTACTGTTGCTAAAGGTGCTGGCGCAGGCGCTGCTTATTCTGGAGGCTTTAATGTCGCTGAACAAGCTGCCCGTATTGGGGCCGGTGGTCAGGACAGTATTGACCCTGTGGAAGCTGCTACAGCTACTGGCATTGGTGCTACCGTTGGTGGTGCTCTTGGCAAGGTTGTTAAGAACGTCTCTGGCGAGAATGCTCTTGAGAAATTCGCACTTCGCTCTGGCTCTGTCGATGGCGCAAAAATCGACGCAGAGTTGGTTCAGGAGATTGCCAAAGCGGCTGACAACCCGAACTTCCGTGGTCAACCGTTCCGCACAGAACAGCTTAACACGCTGACCCGTGGTTACATCCAAGAAGCTGAAAACTCTATCAAGCAGATCGGCGCGAAATCCCTGACAGAAATGGGAGAAAACGCGAAGGTTCTGCGGGATGCCCTTCAAAAGTGGAAGACTGCCGATCCGGCTGCTCTTCGTGGCACCCAGGTTGGAGATGCTGTTGCTGATGCCATTACCAAGGCACAGCGGATGCGTAGCCTTACGGCTGAAATGGAAGCCTCTGGAGGTCTCGCTAAACTGGCCCGTGGTGCCCTTGAGGTTGCCCCGATATCTAACCCGATCCGTCTGGCTGGCCGTGCTGTTCTTGGCGGCTCTCAGAGTCGCAAGCAAGTTACGCAAGACCTCCTCGGCAAAGGAAATGTCAAAGCTGCTAATCGCATCGTAAATGACCTTGGCCCTTCTGGGTTGGGAGACTCCGCTGCTAATCTGTCCAGACTTGCTGATGAGGCTCTTGCTCGCCAGCAGGCCGCAAAGTCCACGGCTGCTCCACGATCACGCGCTGCGGCTTCTCCTGCTGCTGCCCCTGCCAACCCGATGGATAAACTCCTCGGTAAGGTGCGTGATGAGAACCAGCAGTTTGCTGATGATGCCTTGGCGCAGTCCTTGGCTCCTCCTGAGGACCTTCTGGCTCTTGCGGCCCGTAAGGAAGCCCCGGCACAGCGTAACGTGGTGGGCGATAGTTCTCCCATCATGAAGACTATCGACAAGAACGCCAAGGATGTGGAATCGGCGCTGACTCAGGCCCGAGATTTCCAGCAGTTTGGTCCTGCCCCAGGCAATGTGGCCGAAGGTGCTGCCCAAGCTCCTCAGGCTCTTGATTCGCTGCCTATCATGGACCTTATCCGTAAGGCCGCGAGCGAAGATGCTGCAATGGGTATTCCCGATGGGAAAACCTTTGTTGGCAACGAGATCAAGAACATCCTTGCTGGTGGTAAGCGTACTGCGGCTGAAAACAAGGCGGCTATTGCTGCTGAGAAGAAGGCGCAGAAGGTTACTGCAAAAGAGGCTGAGACTGCCCGTAAGCAACAGGTCATTGATGATTTTATTGCTGGCAAGATTGGTGAGGATATGCGCGTTAACGACCGCAAATTCCAAGTCTTGATGCAATACGTTGATGCCACTCCTGAGCAGGCCGTCTCTTATTTGCAACGGTACGCGCAGCAGAACCCTAAACGGGCTAGCGATGTTATTGATCTGTTCACTCCCGGCAAGAGGGTGAACCGGCAACAATATGCAACGATCCAGACAGACTTGCAGACAGCCTTTGGTCGAAAAGAGCCCCCTGCTGGCGAAGCTGGTGCCCGCTCTTCATCGCCTGGCCTTGATGCCAAGGGCAACGAGATCAAATCCCGTGCTGCCTATGACAACAAAGCTGCTGCTACCCAAAAGCAGTACGCCCGCGCTATTACCAAGGTCAAAGAGATGGATGGACTCTCCGGCAAGAGCAAAGATGTCGTCATTGATGTCATCGAAGACCTTGCAGTGAGTTCCCCTCGTCAGGCCGACTTTGTTATTCCAGTCGTGCGTGAGAAGCTCGCTAACGTTCCAGCTAACGAAATCGACAAGGTGCAGAAGGTTGTTGAGCCTCTGATTGAACGGTTCATCAAGAACAAACCTGAATGAAGCCATACGATATTTATAACCTCTGGGTCCTCTTTGATAAAGCAACGAGTGACCCAGCCTTTTCACCTGAGCAGAAGATTGCTCTCGGGACGGACATGCTTGCTGCACTACCTCCCGAGATGCTTTGTTCCTCATCCAAACCATCCCTTACCGTTGTCCGTGAGGCAATGGAGGGCCGTTTAAATGTACTTAACACCAGTGTTCGATCCGGTGAGACCGGACTACGTGCCCGAGCATCTGCCGTGGCCTCCTCCGATGGAGAAGACCAAAGCGCAGTGGCGGGAGATGGGCTATCCCTGGAAGGTCTGGGCACCAGCCATAAGACCTCGCGGAAAGCGAAAGCAAAGGGACAGGTCTGAACACGTAGGACCTAAAAGTTACTTCTGGCGTCTCCAGCAGACCGAAGAAGGCCGTGCCCTCTGGAAGATGTGGACCGACAAGCGTTTTGCTGAAGGTGTGCGTCTTGGTAAGCCCAAAGGGGCTACAGAGGGTGTTCTCAAAAATCAAAGGGACAAGCTTAAAGCAGTGGCGAAAGCCGAAGCGAAAGTGATTGTCGAATACATGGAAAACACAAAAGGCTACGAAGTTCCTAAGCAGGAATTTGCTAAAGAAGCCATCGTAACCGCTGTGGAAATCATGAGGCGTGATGACATTCACCCGAAAGATAAGCTCACTGCGGCCAAGACGGTCTTGGAGTGGACTATGGCGAAACCCGCCACTGAGTCCAATGTCAATGTTAAAACTGCTGAGTCTTTCCTTGAGGAAATCGCTCAGGAAATGAAATCTGAAAAGAAGTAATGAGTGATGCTATCCGTGAGGTACGGAAGCGTCTCCTTGAGGACTTTGAATTTTACGCTGCGAAAGCACTAAAGATTCGTACCAAAGAGGGGACTGTTGTTCCCCTTGTCCTCAATGAAGCACAGAAGCGATTCTGTGAGGTTGTCATTAGGCAACTCCAGACGACAGGGAAGGTTCGTGTTGTGGTCCTCAAAGGGCGACAGCAGGGACTTTCCACTGTCATCGGGGGTTTGCTCTTTTGGTGGACAACCCAACATAAGGCCGTCAAGGCAATCGTGATGACGCACCAAGCAGAGTCTACCAAGGCACTGTTTGACATGACGAGGCGGTACTATGAGCATTGCCCCGAGATTCTAAAGCCGAAGACGAAATATTCCTCCCGTAAGGAACTCGCCTTCGACGCTCTTGACAGTTCCTACATGGTGGCTACCGCTGGTGGCGAAGGTGTGGGCCGTGGTGAAACCATTCAGTTGGCGCACCTGTCCGAAGCTGCCTTCTATCCCCCGGCAACCGCCAAAGAGAACGTCAACGGCCTCATGCAGGCCATCCCTAACGCTGCTGGCACCATGGTCTTCGTTGAATCTACGGCCAACGGTATCGGCAACCCATTCCATGAAATCTGGAAGTCCTCTGTAGAGGGCCGTTCAGAGTACGAGGCTGTATTCATTCCCTGGTTCATCCAGAGTGAATACCGTGAGCCTGTCCCTGCGAAGTTCCAAAGGACTCCTAAGGAAGACGAACTTGTAGAACGGTTCGGCCTGGACGATGAACAACTCATGTTCCGTCGCAAGAAGATTGCGGTGAACGGTGAAGAGATGTTCATGCAGGAATACCCCTGCACTGCTGACGAAGCGTTCCTGACATCTGGTCGCCCTGTCTTCAACACCCAGCAACTGTCTGAGCGTGTGGAAAAGACCCCAGACATCATCCAGCGTCTTGCCTTCACTGGTGACGATTGGGAAGAACATCCCCGTGGTGAGCTTCTGATGTACAAACACCATGACCCAGGCGAGACCTATTACATAGGCGCTGACGTTGCCATGGGTATCCGTGGTGGCGACTGGTCTGTAGCCCAAATCTTGAACTCCAAGAAGGAGCAAGTGGGTATCTACAGGGCACAGATTCACCCCGACTACTTCGCTGATGTCTTGAATGCCATGGGGCATTTCTTCAATACAGCAAGGCTTGGTGTGGAAAACAACAACCACGGTATTTTGACCGTAACAAGGCTGGGCAAGGATTTTGCCTATCCCAACCTGTATTTTGAAACTGCCGTAGATAAGCAGACTGAGAATGAGACGGTGACGTTTGGCTTTCGCACTACTGTGAAGACCAAACCCCTCATCATTGACAAACTCAGGGCTGCTTTACGGGAAGATGACATCACATTGAATGACAAGACAACCATCCGAGAACTCTTAACCTACGTGGTTACTGAGGAAGGGAAAATGGAAGCCGAAAAGGGCTGTCATGACGACTGCGTGATGTCGCTAGCGATTGCTAATTTTATTCACGAAGGACGCTTCACTCCGGTTGAAGTGACTGATGATTTTTACATTGAGGCTATTTAAAGTATGGCTGAATCTAGATTTAGGCCGGTAAAGAAAAGCGAACTCGCGGCTCTTGTAGATCGGGCCATCCACTCCTCGGTCGGCTTCTACGACTCTAAACTGAGCCGTGAGCGTGAAGATGTCCTAGACTACTACAACGGCAAGCTCCCGAAACCTTCTCATGCAGGCAACTCCAAGTATGTCAGCATGGATGTGTTCGACGCAGTTGAGAGCCTAAAGGCTGTCCTGCTGGAGACCTTTGCTGCTGGCAACAAGATTGTCTCGTTTGATCCAATTGATGAGAACGATGTTGAGTCGGCCCGTGTCGCTACTGAGTATTGCGACTACGTAATCCACCGACAGAACGACTCCTTCCAAATCTTCTCTGACACCATCCAAGACGGTCTTATGGCCCGTGTGGGTGTGGTGAAGGTGTACTGGGACGAGTGCGAAGAGGAAGAGGTTGAGGAGTTCTCCAACCTGACCCTTGACGAAGTGGAGATGCTTGCTGCGTCCCCTGACATCGAGGAAATCAAGGTTGAGCTGGATGACGATACTGGCCTCTTTGATGGTGAACTTACCCGCAAGCGGGATGAGTCCAAGGTTCAGCTTGATGTGATTCCTCCTGAGGAGTTCCTGATTACTCCCCAGGCTCGTTCCATCAAAGACGCTCCCTTCGTTGCCCATCGTACTCGCAAGACCTTCTCTCAGCTTATTGAGATGGGTTTTGACCGTAAGAAGGTTGAGGAGATTGCTGCTGAGGACGATGCAGAACTGACCATGGACCCTGAGTTCTTGGCCCGTCACGATGGAGTCGGCGCAGACCGTCTCAATCTGGATGCTGAGGTTCAAGAGCAGTCCAAATACGTGATGGTGTACGAGTGCTATCTGTATCTGGACATGGAAGGTACTGGCGAAAGCAAACTCTACAAGATCATCAAAAGTGGCGGCGTTATCCTTGATGTGGAAGAGGCCGACTGCAAGCCTTTCATCGCCTTCACTCCCCTGCCGGTTCCCCATGCCTTCTATGGCACGAACTACGCCCACAAGGTCATCCCGACTCAGAACGCACGTACTGTCCTGATGCGCGGTATTCTGGACCATACGGTCATCACGAATAACCCCCGCTACATGGTGGTCAAGGGTGCTGTTACGAACCCCAAGGAACTCATTGAGAACCGCTTTGGTGGTGTTGTGAACGTGACCCGTCCTGATGGCATCCTTCCGATGCAGCAGGCCAGCCTTAACCCCTTCGTGTTCCAGACCCTGCAATTGCTGGATGAGGATAAGGAAGAGGTTACTGGTGTTAGCCGTCTGTCTCAGGGCCTGAACAAGGACGCAGTGTCTAAGCAGAACTCTCAGGCCATGGTCAATGACCTAGTGAGCCTGAGCCAGCAGCGTGAGAAGATCATTGCTCGTAACTTTGCTTGCTTCGTCAAGGAACTGTACCTTCGGGTGTATGAACTTGTCCTGGCAAACGAGAAGAAAGAGAAGATCATTCAGGTTGCCGGGGCCTTCCAGCGTATTTCCCCTGAAGAGTGGGAAGAGCGTAAGGACTGCTCTGTTGAACTGAAGCTGGGTTATGGTGAGCAAGAGCGTGAGGCTCAGAAGTTCATGATGATCCATCAGATGCTGTCTGCTGATCCTACGACTGCTCCGATGTATCAGCCTCAGAACAAGTTTGCCATGCTGAAGACCATCATGGAGAAGGCTGGCATCAAGAACGTGTCTGAGTTCCTGTCTATTCCGCAGCCTCCGCAGCCTGACCCGATGATGCTCAAGCAAGTCGAACTTGAAGAGCGTAAGGTTGCTGCTCAGGAGATTGTGTCTCAGGCTTCTGCCCAGAAAGTTCAGTTTAACGCTGAACTGGAGCAGATGCGTATCGAGATGGATCGTATGCGCCTTGAAATGGAGCGTATGGTCAAAGAGCGCGAACAGGATCGCAAGGAATTTGAAGTTACCTCGCGTGTGGCTGTGGCCGTGGAAGAACTCCAGATGGCTAAAGAACAACAAGCACAGGACCCTGCACAGGCCCGTGCAATTATCAGCCCGAACTAAACATTTATCGGAGAGCTTTTGAACAACGAATATCTGATTGAGCGTGGCAACGCTGCTGACAATCTCCTGAAACAGGAAGCCTTGATTGCAGCTACCAACGAACTCATCAATATGTATCTGGCTGGTCTCTTGCAGACCACTGCCGAACAAACCAAAGAACGGGAAATGGCCTATGCCGGTGCCCGTGCTGTGCAAGACATCCTTGGTGTGCTGAATCAATGGGTCGCTATCCGTGACCAGATCATTGAGAACCTTGCCACCGAAGAAAACGAATAAACTGATTTATGAACACCAAAGCTACTACCCCCATGGGCGTGGCTGCTCAAGACATTGAAGCGGCTCCGCAACTTAATGAAGATGACGCCGCCGCGTCATTTCTTTCCAAGTGGAGTGAAGAGGACCCTGAAAAGGCATCCGAAGCCCCTGAGGAAGATGAACAGTCCGAAGAAACTCCTGCGGAGGAGCCTGAGGACGAGGCTGAAGAAGCTGTAGAAGAAGCTGAAGAGTCCGACGAAGACCATCAGGAAGGTTCTGAAGAAGAAACCGAAGAAGATGACGAAGAAGAGTCCAAGGATGAACCCAAGAAGGTTCTTGAGGACGAAGCCGTTGTCAAAATCAAGGTTGGCGATGAAGAACTTGATGTATCTGTCAAGGAACTGAAGCGACTGTACGGCCAGGAAGCGGCCTTAACCCGGAAAAGCCAAGAAGTCGCAGCCAAGCGCAAGGAAGCAGAAGCATCCGCACTGAAGGCTCAAGCAACTTTGGAGAAGATGTACCAGAAGGCTCAGGCCAAATGGGAACCCTACAGCAAGATTGATTATCTTGTTGCCTCCAAACAGCTTGATGCTGACCAGTTCGCTGCTCTCCGCGCCGAAGCGCAAGCTGCCTACGAGGATTTCCGTTTCATTTCTGAAGAGGCTGATGCGTTTGTTAAACAGACGCAAGCCCAGCAACAGCAGATGCTTCAGGAGGCAGCCAAAGAGGCTGTTAAGACCCTAAAAGAAGCAATCCCTAACTGGTCTGCAACTGTGTATGACCAGATTCGTGAGTATGCAATTTCAACTGGCATGGACGCAGAGGTTGTAAATAACCTTGTCGATCCTGTCGCAATTCAGTTGATTCATAAAGCCCGTCTCTATGACGAGAGCAAGAAGATTGTCACCAAGAAGAAAGTGGTGACTCCCAAGAAGGTTGTCAAATCCACCGTTGCTGCTGGCTCGATGAAGAGCGATGGCGCGGTCAAAGCAAAGAAGACCCTTCAGACTTCTGGCACCGTCGATGACGCTGCGAATCTGTTTCTGAGCCGTTGGGCCAACGAAGATTAAACACATTTCACTTTAAGGAAGAAAACAAATGGCTACCCATTTTAAGACCTACGATCAGGTCGGCAAGAAAGAAGACATCAGCGATGTTATCAGCAACATCGCTCCTACCGCTACCCCCTTCCAGAGCCTCATCGGCCAGGAATCGGTGAGCAACACCGTGTACCAGTGGCAGGAAGACGATCTGGCTGCTGTGGCTGCTAACGCAGTGGTTGAAGGCGCAGACGGCACCGATGCTGACCTGACCGCTACCACGATGCGTTCCAACTACACGCAGATCATGGCTAAGACCATCAAGGCCTCTGCCACGGCTGACGCTGTGTCCACCTATGGCCGCGCCAAGGAAACCGCTTACCAGTTGAGCAAGAAGTCTGCTGAACTGAAGCGTGAATTTGAATACGCCCTGGTTGGCTCGGCTCGTAACGCCGCTGCTGGCACCTCGTCTGTTGCCCGTCAGTTCGGCAACGTGTGGGGCAATGACGCTGGTGGCAATGCCATCATCAATAGCGCAGTTGTCACCAACAACGGCACCCCTGCCGCTCTGACCGAAGCCATGGTGCTGGCTACCAACCAGAAGCTGTATGAAGCTGGTGGTGAGGCCTCCTACCTGATGATTAAGCCTGCTGACTCGCTCATCGTGGCTGGTTTCGCTGCTGCCTCTGGCCGTATGCGTGACTTCTCGGAAGGCACCAAGCTGGTGAACGTGGTTGACATCTATGTATCGCCCTTCGGCACCCAGAAGGTTGTCCTGAATCGCTTCATGAAGGCTGATGCCGCTCTGCTGTTCGATCCGGCCAACTGGAAGAAGGCTGTGCTGCGTCCGTTCAGCCGTACCCTGCTGGCTAAGACCGGCGACGCTGACCGCCACTTCATCGTGGGCGAGTTCGGCCTGAAGCATGTGAACTACAAGGCTTCGGGTGCCATCACCGGCCTGACCGGCTCCAACCCGATGCTGCCCTAATCTCTTAGGGTAAGTTTTGTC